TTAATAGTGTTCTGATTGGTGCCCCTTTAACGGTATCTGGAATTTCAACAGGAACTCAAGTTACTGGAATTGTAACTAATACATCAACTAAAACACTTGCTGCAGATGTAGTTGCTCCAACAAACTCAATAGTTTTGAATGATACAACAGATGTTGTTGTTGGATCTGCTTTAAGTGATGGTACAGGTTCTGCAACTTTTGTCAATAATATTGTAGGAAATACCGTAACACTTTCTGACCCTATTCTGGTAAATTATAATGGAAGTAGTAATGAAATTGGAATATTTACAGGGACAAAACTTTTTGGAAATGGAAGTGGAGCACTATTTGATATTGAAAGAGCTGATGGGGTTTATTCAGTTTCACTATCTAAGGTAGAAAAATCATCAGTATCTGGTGTTGGTGGAAGCACTTTTGTTGAGTTGCCAAACGTTCAAAATATAAAATTCGGACAAACCGTAGTTGGAACGGGAATTGGAGTTGGTGCAACTGTAATTGAGTTTATAGGAGTATCCACTGTTAATTTGTCTGTTGTTAATACCGGAACTGTGTCTGGTGTAGCAACTTTTACAAATCCCGGTTTAGGATATACTGCAAATGATAGGATAGTTGTTAATTCTAATGTTCTTGGTGGTATTTCTGAAGAAAATGAATTGATTATAAAAGTTGTATCGACCAATGCTTCTGGAGGCATCACTTCAATATCCTCTGCTAAAACAATATCACAAACTGGTACTCCTAGAATTAGCACAGCTCAATCTAAATTTGGAACAGGTTCTTTGTTGGTAAATCCTACAGATGGAACGGTTGATTATATTAGTATTGGATCTACAAGTGAATTAAATTTTGGCACTGAAGATTTTTCTGTTGACTTTTGGATTTATAGGTTGAGAACTTCCAGCACAGAATTTATATTTGATATGAGATCAACATCTACTGAGTTTGCTCCTACAATTTACATAGATTCTTCTAATTTTATTAATTATTTTGCTAATGGATCCGATAGAATATCTGGAATTACCACTGTAAGTTCTGGTAATTGGACACACGTTGCTTTATCTAGAGAAGGAACCAATACAAGATTATTTGTAAACGGTATTCTTCAGGGTACATATACTGATACAAATAATTATCCCCAAAGACCAATAGTAATTGGAGCAAGATACGATGGTGTATTCGGATATTATGGTTATGTAGATGAAGTTAGGGTATCTAAAAAGTTAGCTAGATTTTTAAGTGCATTTAATCCAGATACAGAACTAACGTATACTAATGATGTCTATAACAGTTTGTATTTAAGATTCCGTGGTCTTAATAACTCAACTACATTCTCGGATGATTCCAAAGGAACTGCTATATTGAGCAGTCAAACTTACTCCAATGTTACTGGAATTACAACTGGATCTGGAACGGGAGCTTCTTTCACTATACTTAGAATTGGTGGAGGTTCTCCTTCATATAGCGTTACCAATATTGATAATCCAGGAAGTGACTATAATACATCAGACACTATCTTAATAGATGGTTCTGTTCTTGGTGGAGTTTCGGGAACTAATGATCTTACATTAACTGTTACTGGTGTTGATCCATCAAATCAAATTACTTCGGTAACTCCATCAGGTACTGCATCTAGTGGTAATCTATCACTCAAAGCTGTAGGTGGTCCTGATTTAAATACTATAAATTCTGGAAGCGGTGCTACATTTAATATTTCAAAGAATGATTCTAATTATCTTGCCGAAGTCATTACTGGTGGAACTGGATATTATCCAGAGTATCAATTAAAAATTCTAGGATCAGATATTGGCGGAACAAGTCCAACTAATGATCTTACGATGAGTATTCAAGGTATTCGATATTCTGGAGGTCCTACATTAGGAATATTAACATCAGTTTCTACTAGTGGAACGCCTGTAGTTGGAGATTCTATAGAATTCTTCCCATCAGTTACGATTGGTGAGACAACAATTTCCCCTATATCAACAGGAACCACTGTTTCTTTCAGTTCTCTAGCAAGAATTAATGTTCAATTTACAAACAATCACGGACTAGTACCAGGCGATACCATTATTACCGACATAAAATCAAGTGGATCTAATCATCAACTTGCTGCTGGACCAAGAGTTGTTGATGAAGTTCCTAATCTAGATAGATTAGTTTATACATCTAGAGCTGTTGGTAGTATTGGCGCAGGTTTAACCGGATACATTTATGCTAGACCTGATTGTTTCTACGTTCATAGACCTTTTGATGGTGGTGTTCAATTAGGAACCGGTGGTCCTGCACACGGTGCCCACGCCATTCGTCAGTCTAAAAAGTATCTAAGGTATCAGTCTGGTAAAGGTATTATGTATACCACTGGTACTCTTTTTGCTCCTTCATATGATCTAAGATCAGTCACTGCTTCTGGAATAACAACAGGTAGTCTTATTACAGTGACTACAGATGATGTAGAGCACGGACTTCAGATTAGTGCGGAGATTGCTTTAAATAATATAACAACCTCTGGTTATGATGGTCATTATATTGTTAATAGTATTGTTGATGAGAATACATTTACTGTATTAGCGACTCAAACTCTTGGAAGCACAACTGCAACTTTAGGAGTTCAAGCGCAAATGTCATTATATAAGTGGAAGGGTGCTACGGTTCGTTGTGGAGCGTTTGATGATCAAAATGGTATTTTCTGGCAGTATGATGGAGTAAATCTTTCTGTTGGACTAAGATCTGCAACATATCAACTTGCAGGAACTATCAGTATAAACAGAGATTCTAATGCTGTAACTGGATCAAACACTCGTTTCCTCGAACAATTAATTGTTGGTGATAGAATTGTAATAAGAGGGATGACCCACGTAGTTGCAAATATTGCTAGCAATACTTCAATGACTGTTACTCCAGACTTTAGAGGAGTCAATAATGTTTCTGGGGTCAAGGCTGCACTTATTAATGAGATAATTATCCCACAATATCAGTGGAATAATGATAAAGCAGATGGAACTGGTGCTAGTGGATATAAGATTGAAGTTAATAAAATGCAAATGGTTGGGTTCCAATACACTTGGTATGGTGCTGGATTTATTGATTGGATGCTTCGTGGTCCAAACGGAGATTATCTATTTGTTCATAGACTTAAGAACAATAATAGAAACACCGAGGCATTTATGAGATCTGGTAACTTACCTGTTCGTTATGAAGTGATTAATGAAGGTGCAAAAACCAGATTGACTCAAAATGTTGGTGTTGCATCCACTGCAATTTTTATCGATGATGTTGCTGCACTTCCATCATCTGGTTCTCTTTATATTGATAACGAAATTATTAATTATACTGGCATCAATACTTCTAATAGTTATTTAACGGGACTTACCAGAACTGCCACCTTCAATAATTATTATTCAGGTTCTCAAAGATCATATACTGCCGGAGGCATATCAACCCACTCTTCTGGAACTGGTGTTGTTCTTCTGAGCAACACTGCAACACCAGTAATTAGTCACTGGGGTTCTGCATATTTGACTGATGGATTGTTTGACGTTGATAGAGGATATATTTTCAATTATCAATCGGTTAACTTTATAATTTCTCCCATTAGAACAACTGCATTCTTAATTCGTCTTGCCCCTAGTGTTTCTAATGCTATTGTTGGAGACCTAGGAGAGCGTGAACTAATTAATCGAGCACAACTTCTTCTTCAGGGTATTGAATTTACTGCAACTGGAGGTAGTGCAAATCAGGGTGTTATTATTGAGGGAGTATTAAACCCACAAAATTATCCAGAAGATCCAGAAAACATTGATTGGTTCTCTTTGACAAGTGCTGCTACTGGGGGTCAACCATCGTTCGCTCAGATTGCTGATGGATCTTCTGTTGATTGGAATGGTGTGGGAAGTAGTTTTACTGCAGCAAATGCATTGATTACTCAAAATAGTCCCACTAGATTTGTTGTATTTTTAGCATCAAATGTGACTGATGCACAAGTCGGTCAAATTGTAACAGGAACTGATGTTCCTGGGGGTACAACTGTGAGATTTATCTATGGTACTTTTACCAGTGGTGGACAAACTTACAGATACATTGAATTCTCGCAGAATGTAAAACCAGGAGCACCTGGGAATACTACATTTACTTTTACAGAACCAACTCTTGCTGCAAACCCAGGAGAAACAGTTTTCTCTTTCATTGGTAGTGGTGGTGGTGGAAATACTGCATCTCTTGATCTTTCTCAACTTAAGGAACTGAACAATACTCCTATTGGAGGAAGAGGAACTTTCCCTAATGGACCTGACGTTCTTGCGATTAATGTTTATACTACATCGGGATCTGAGTTCACTGGGAGTCTTGTTCTCAGGTGGGGTGAAGCGCAGGCATAAAAATTGACATAACAACTTGATACCATATATAATATGAAAAACATCCCCCCCTATTTGGGGGGATTTCTATTATTAAAGTTAATTATATGAAATTTACAGTTTACTCAAAGGATGGTTGCCCATATTGCACAAAAGTTCAGCAGGTGCTAGAGTTAGCTGGACTTGATCACGTAGTCTATAAACTGAATACAAATTTTACAAGAGATGAATTCTATGCAGAGTTTGGGCAAGGATCAACATTTCCCCAAGTGATTGTTGATGATAATCATATTGGCGGTTGTACAGAAACAGTTAAGTATCTTAAGGAGCAAAATCTAGTTTAATGGATACTAATTTTCACGAAGTCTTTAATGATGTTGAAAAAGCAATTGATTATGCTTTCAATGGGCAGTTTGTACTAAAGTTTTATGACTATCTAAAAATTCGTGGAGCAAAAAAATCAGAGGTAGATAGTTTCATTGAGAGCTATACTGCAAATGAGATTAGTAATTTAGTAATGGATCTTGATGAATATCTTGAAGGTGGTGCCGATGAAGTACATAAACAACTTCGTGAAGGATATGGACACATTCCCAAACCACAGGCAAGAAAAATTAGAAATTACTTATATGGCATTCTAGAAGATGCCTGGAAATATAGTCATGACAGGCGACCAGGAAGAAAAAAGAAAACTAAATAACAATGACCCCCAAATTAATAGGGGAGTTGAGTTATTATTACGTAATAGGAGGAGAAGATCAGAAAAACCAAAAACTTTTCAAGTGAAGTTTGGTAAAATGATCTCTCTCTTCAAAAGAGAGTTACATTTTTTTATCGACTTTCACTTCGATATTAGGAAAAAATAACTCTCTGGAGAAAACAAATGGAAACAGCATATGTAATAACATTCGTTTCAATGTTCACATTGCTCTTTTTTATGGTAGGAGGTATAATAGGTTGGTTAACGTATAGGCATTTATTGGAATCAAGACCTCCATATTTGCATCCAGAGTTTTTTGATGAAAACGGTCAGGTCATACCTGACGAAATAGTGTCTGTAAGATTTGAAAATGGTGATTACGACTATGACTACGACGAAGAAGAAGACGACGACGACTGAAAAACCTATCGAAACTCTTCCAACTAATCCTTTTGTATTTGAAATTTTAGAATTGGCATCTAAACAAAGGTCCAATGCTAAAAAAGTTGAAGTTCTAAAAACATATGAACATGATTCCCTCAAAACAATTTTTGTTTGGAACTTTGATGAATCTGTGATTTCACTTCTGCCCGAAGGAGATGTTCCTTATGCAGATGCGAATGAACAAACTGTTTATTCTGGAACACTGTCTGAAAATATTTCAAAAGAAATCGATGGTGGGCAGTCTGCGACTGGTCAAGACTTAGATGGTAGAGGAAGAACTTCTCTGAGGAGAGAGTATCAAAATCTTTATAATTATGTTCAAGGTGGAAATGGCGGACTTTCTACTATTCGTAGAGAGATGATGTTTATTAATCTTCTTCAAGGATTGCATCCTAAAGAAGCCGAAGTATTGATTCTTACAAAGGATAAGAGACTATCTGATAAATATAAGATAACACTGGAGAATGTCAAAGAAGCATACCCAGATATTCGATGGGGAGGACGTTCGTGACATCAGTAGTAAGCACGGAGAAAAATATGGCAGAATACGGGAAAGAAGAAAGAGTTGTTCTTCCATTTAAGTATGGATGCGAAATTCTTCTAGAAAAAACAACTCTTGAAAAAGCAAAAGATAGTTCTTTTCCTAATGATGCATATTTGATCTGGTATGAGTGTGATGGTGAAGAGTGTATTGATTTGACTAGAGGAACTAGGGTTCGTATTTTTAATATGTACTATGATAAGTACGGTCCCGGAACCATTAAAAGAATTGACTTTGGTTACGGTAGAGTAAATCCAAAGATGTGGGGATATAAACAACCTGAGAAAAAGAAAAAAAGATGAGTGAAGGTTTTAGTGAAGAAAAAATTGATGTAGCAATCAATAAAGATGAAGTTAAAAAACTTCTAAAAAAATATAAGAATATTAAAAAGTATATGAAGTCTCCTTTGTTTGCTGTCAAAATGATTGATGGGACTGAAAACATCGTAACAGAATTACTAAAAGAAGTAGAGGAGACTTCATGATAGATGGGAAAGCATTATTTACTTAACTTGTATGGATGCTCGTTTGTTCTTTTGGACGACGAGCGTTGTCTTATGGATTTGTTAGAAAATGCAGCAATTGCCAGTGGCGCTACTGTGATTCAAACCATATCAAAAAAGTTTGAACCACAAGGCGTCACTGTAATCTGTTTGCTATCAGAAAGTCACATTAGTATCCATACTTGGCCTGAAGAAGGTAAAGCGGCAGTAGATGTCTATACTTGCGGAGACTGCAATCCTAAAATTGGTTGTGATATCATCATTCACCAACTTTGCGCTCAAGATCATACACTCAGTTACATTGAGCGGTAACTAAATACACTATATCTGGAGAAGACTATGCTCTCTACTCAATATCGTTTGCGTCTTGAAGCAATCTGTGAACGTATTGCAAAAGGCGAATCTGTAGAGTTAAGTGATATGATTTGGGCAGAGAAGTTGGCAAAGTCCAATCGCTCTGCTGCAACAATTCTCAGACAAGCAAGAAGACGTGCTGCTAATCCTAATATGCAGGAAGGAAGTCTTGATGATTTTATGAATGCTCTTGATCTTGGAGATCCTGATCCATCAAATCATCGCACAGGATTTAATGGTGCTGATGATATTGTAGACTGGTTTAAGAGAGATGATTCGAATGATTGGAGAACACGAGATTAGTTCAAAGGGGCAACAGTATAATAGGAAGAATAAAGATTAAGATAATATAAAATTGTATCACATTTTACAATAAAAAATTGCTACATATATTGAATGGGTCTATAATGACCTTACGTTCAATCCCAAAATTAGTTTTCAACTTGTAAAACTTTTATTAGTTTTCAACGCATAAAACTTCTTGGGATCGCAAGTAGGACGACGCGGAACGCATTATCGTTCATTCGTTATTTTCAAATAGCGAACGGAAACGCCGCCCAAAGGAACGGGAATTAAAACTCTCATTTCTTTAGGAGAAATTCAATGGCAAAAATTATTTACAGAGGAGTTGAATATGATACTCAGAAGCGTCTGGAGTATCAACAACAGATGATGCAGCAACCCCAACAGTATAACGAAACCTATCGTGGTGTTAAGTTTACTAAGGAGGGTCATAAGTGATGAAGAAACTCAATGTGCTTCAACTCATTAAAGAGCAGAAGCAAAAACAGGATCGTCGTCACCAAGCATCTATTGCTCAACTAGTTGGTAATAGATAATGCAAGACTACCATTATCACTATGATGATATGGACAAGGACAATAGAAGTCCCGCTTGTTATCTTTTAACATATCGTGGATGTCGTTATTGGTCTTGTTACCGTATTCATCTAGTGGAATGGTTTGAAAAAATGTTTGAATCAGAGGGGTCTTGACACCCCTCTTTTTTTTAACTATAATTACCTTTGTTGAGGTTGATAAAGATGGATAGAGAAAAGCTTAAGTTAATTGTCAAAAACCTTGAGTCTCTGGTAGACTGTTTAAAGTCAGAGATTTATTCTGATGTAGATTCGTACAAAACAAGGTACGAGGAAGTATTACCACACATTAACGATTACGACGAAGTATTTTATGACGGAGATGACGATGGATACCCAGATTGAAGAGTTTGAGTATATGAAACCAGAAGTAAAACTGATTAGTGTTACACCCGATGCAGAGAAGCATATGGCATATTGTGCTCGGGTAAGTAATCCAGCAAATCAAGAAAACGAAAAGTTCTCTGGTCTTCTTAAGTACTGCATTCAACATCAACATTGGAGTATTTTTGAACAAGCAACAATGACTGTAGAGATCAATACTACTCGTGGTATTGCAGCACAAATCCTTCGTCATAGGAGCTTTACATATCAAGAATTTTCACAGCGTTATGCTGATACAAATCTTCTGAACAAGACTATTCCTCTTCCAGAACTTCGTCGTCAAGATACAAAGAACCGCCAGAACTCAATCGATGACATTCCTGATTATTTGCGTTTGACTTTGACAGAAGACATTCGAATTCATTTTGAGGCATCTCTACGCCTCTACAACCGTCTTCTGGAGAAAGGAGTAGCAAAGGAGTGTGCAAGGTTTGTATTGCCCTTAGCGACGCCTACACGCCTCTATATGACCGGTTCTGTAAGGTCATGGATCCATTATATCGATCTTCGTTCTTCACATGGAACACAGAAAGAACATATGGAAATTGCAGAACTAGTTCGTTGCATCTTTACTTGTCAGTTCCCATCTGTATCTGAAGCACTTGGTTGGACTCGTGAAGGATGTGCAGATTGTGTTGATGCTCCTTCCATTACTATTGAATAAATATCCTTATAGTTTTATGTAACAAATGGCAATCTATCCTGTTATCAATCGAAAAACCGGTGAACAAAAAGAAATTAAAATGAGTGTTCACGACTGGGATCAGTGGAGAGTAGACAACCCAGACTGGGAAAGAGATTATTCTGACCCATCAACATTTCCAAACTTTGGAGAAGTTGGGGAAGTCTATGACAAACTGAAGAAGACTCATCCTGGATGGAATGATGTTCTTCGCAAAGCTTCTAAAGCACCTGGATCCACTGTAAAACCCATCTAATTATTTCGTATGCCAGCAAAAAGAAATTCTCCAAAGTCTCCAGTACCTTTCGGAATGAGCAATAAGCAAATGAAAAGAAAGAAGCCTCTTAATGTAGAATTGATGAGGAAGATTGAACCTCTTACAGATAATCAAGAGGAACTTTTCCGTTGTTATAAACTTGATCAGAACCTTGTAGCATATGGTTGTGCTGGTACTGGTAAGACCTTTATCACTCTTTATAATGCTCTAAGAGATGTACTTGACGAAAGAACTCCATACGAAAAAATTTATATTGTACGTTCCCTTGTGGCAACTAGGGAAATTGGTTTTCTTCCGGGCGATCATGAGGATAAATCCTCTCTTTATCAGATTCCATATAAGAATATGGTAAAGTATATGTTTGAATTACCAAGTGAAGCAGACTTTGAAATGCTTTATGGTAATCTCAAAACTCAAGGTACGATTAGTTTTTGGAGTACTTCTTTTATCCGTGGTACAACTCTTGATAATGCAATTATTATTGTAGATGAATTTCAAAACTTGAACTATCACGAACTTGATAGTATAATTACTCGTGTTGGTGAAAATAGTAAGATTATGTTCTGTGGTGATGCCACTCAATCAGATCTTATTAAGACGAATGAAAAGAATGGAATCATTGACTTCATGAAAGTTCTTCGTATTATGCCTTCAATTGATATTATTGAATTTGGAGTTGAGGATATTGTTCGCTCTGGATTTGTGAAGGAATATATTCTTGCGAAAATGGAAGTTGGTTTATGAGTTTTATTCATCATAATTACTTGGGTGATCTTGAACTAGAAAAGAAAGAAACAAATGGCATCCGTCTGTATCATCTCCCTGATGGGCAGTGGGTGCCTTCTATTACTTCTGTCACTTCATTCTACAATCGTCAAATATTTGTAGAGTGGAGAAAGAGAGTTGGTGAACAAAAGGCAAATGCAATTACAAGAAAAGCAACTGCAAGAGGAACTGATTTTCACCAAGTCTGTCAAGACTATCTTGAAAATAAAGAACTAAACTGGGATGATTATCAACCCCTAACAAAGTTTATGTTTCATCACGCTAAACCGTATCTTGATAAGATAAATAATATTCATGCAATTGAACGCACTTTATACTCAGAGTATCTTGGATTGGCAGGAAGAGTTGATTGCATTGCTGAATATGAAGGAGAGTTAGCAGTCATCGACTTTAAAACTTCTGATAAGATCAAACCAGAAGAATGGATTGAAAATTATTTCGTTCAGGAAATGTTTTATGCTGCGGCATACTACGAAATAACTAAAATACCTCCCGTCAAGCTCATTACTCTTATGGTTACTCCTGGCGGAGAAGTAAAAGTATTTGACAAAAGAAACAAAGGGGATTATATTAAACTGTTAGTTCGCTACATTAAAGAATTTGTACATCACAATACTGGGTCAAATGGAGAATGAATTAGAAAAGGTATTAGAAAGTAAATTCTTTTGCCCATCAAGGTTCGCTCAAGAGATTGAATCTTTGGTTCAAACAAACGATGATATGAATTACATTGATGCTATTGTTCACTTCTGCGAAAAGAATAACATTGATGTTGAGTCTGTGCCTAAACTAATTTCAAAACCATTGAAAGAAAAGATTAAGTATGAGGCAATGGAGCTGAACTTCTTAAAGAGAAGTTCCCGTGCCAAATTGCCACTTTGATTCCATTTTTGGGCGGAAAAAATCCCGGCAAAAAATTCCCTATATTACTTTTTTAATGATGCCCTTTGATGCCTATCGAGAATACCTTGCTCTAAAGAATCACTTTACGAAAGATAGTTATGACTATCATAAGTATTGTGGAAAGAGTCGTGCAACGGTGCAATCTTTTTATAAGCGTAAGGATCGCTTTTGGTTTGAAAAGTTTGCAAGAAATAAGAGCGATAAAGAGGTAGTTGATTTCTTCGTTGCAAACTTTGTTTCCTGTAGCGATCCAGAATCTCTATGGATTGGAGAAATTATGAAAGAAGGGGAGCAAAGATATCAAGACTGGCAGAAAAAAATTCAATCTCTTTCTTATCTTTTCAGAGAAGAAACACAAAGTCTGTTTGATGGTAAGAAAATAGATGATGTTTTCAAGTGTAGTAAAGGTCATCCACCCATTTTAAAAAATTTCCTGAGCGGTAAAATTAGCCTAGAAACCCTAGTGATATACGATAGAATTTTCCTGTTCGGGAATGACTTTGATAAGAAACTTAAAGACCCAGTGTGGGAAACCGTAAGTAGAAAACTCAAAAAGTATTCTCCTTTCCTACATATTAATGTACCGCGTTATAAAACCATTCTGAAAAATATTATTCTGGGGGATCAATGACCTTTTTTAATTCTGATGTAGTTCGATCAGAAATAGCAGAAATCAGTGAACTTCAGGAAGAAGTTTATCAAAATGTATTTAAATTTCCTACAATGAGTAGGGAAGAAAAACTAAGTCACGTTGCCATTCTTGAAAAACTTCTTGATAAACAAAAAGTGCTTTATACTCGATTAAGTCTGTCTGATGATCCAGAAGCACAAGAAATGAAGAAACGCATTACAGAATCTGCATCTATGATGGGACTCCCACCCAATGTTGATATGAATGTTATTTTCAATAATATGTCCAAAATGCTTGAAGTGATGAAGGACCAGATTGACAAGACTGGTTCTGACCTGTAGAATAACAAGGTACACACAAGCCAAATCCGTACAAAATCCGAGGTAATCTAATGTCTTTTTCTGATCTCAAAAAACAATCTTCTCTTGGTTCTCTCACGCAGAAACTGGTCAAAGAAGTAGAGAAGATGAGCAATACTTCCAGCAGCGGTGATGACCGTCTCTGGAAACCCGAAATGGATAAAACTGGCAATGGTTTTGCAGTTATCCGTTTCCTTCCTGCACCTGAGGGTGAGGAACTTCCCTGGGCAAAGATTTATTCTCACGCATTCCAAGGTCCTGGTGGTTGGTACATTGAAAACTCTCTGACTACTCTTGGTCAGAAAGATCCTGTTTCTGAGCACAACCGCGAACTGTGGAACAGTGGTAGTGATAAAGATAAAGAAACTGTTCGTAAGCAGAAGCGTAAACTGTCTTACTACTCTAACATCTATGTGGTGAAGGATCCTGCTAATCCTTCC